CAAAAAAACTTAACCCCAACTGGAATATCGATTCTACTGGAACTCCCTTCGGGAAAAAAAGTCAGATCGACGTCTGGTTGAGTTTCTTTAATGTGTTTTCTTAACTCTCTTGAGTCTCGAGCTAACAAGTGTTTATCAACAAACTCTCGAATTACTTTTGCTTCTCGTTCTCCACTCACTGATGTAATCATGTATTTGAGTCGAGTTGAAAGTTCAGGAGAAGCGTTTTTATTTATTTTTTTAAGGCCGTCTAATTCTGCTTGTATCTTTTGTTCATCTCCATGAGTTAATATTTTATAGGTGATGTTTACACCAGTAGATGGTAAAGTATAGTCGAATTCGTTAACGCCTTTATTTTTTAATTCAAATGGTTTGTTGTCAATTTTTGATAAGTCTACGTTATGTTCTGTTCCATTGTATTCAAATGAATAGTCTTTACCATATCCTAAAACTCTTGCTGCTACCATGATTGCATTTTTATCTCCTACAATTAAGTCACTGTAGTTGATTTTAGACACAATTAATGTTTGCAATAGTTTGTCTAATACCGTACCATTTGAAATGTAAGATTGATTAGTTAAAATGTCTTCTTCTTTAGCGGTCATGTATTTCATTGTAACTTTACCACTTGATAGAGCATTATCTTCAGGGTAGACTAAGCCTTTTGAAGGCAATTCGATTTCTTCCGTTGGGAAGTCGTAGGTTGTATTTTCCATAGATTTTATTAGTGTAACTTATTGTGCGAGTATAAATATACGAAAAAAAAGAAACTCACCAAGTTTAAGTGAGTTTCCTTTACATTTTTATTTTTGTTGAATTAGAAGTTCAAGATACAATAGTCCATTGCTAAACTTACTGACAATTCTTGAGCTGCGTTTTCATCATCCCAAGAATAATCACCAAAATTTGCTTTAGTAATAAATGCACCTTTGATAATCCATTCTGACACGATGTCACCAACTGGTCCTAAAACGTTGATTGTTACGTCTTTCTTGTAAAAGTCGGAGTAACCATCTCTACCTGTAACAGATTCATGATGTAAACGTACCCATTCCATTACTGATTGAGCACCTGATGGAGTAATAGGATCAAACAATGTCATGTCAATACTTCCCCATTTTGCTTTACCTTTAATTTTACGGTAAACGTTAATGTGGTTTAAAGTAATTTCCTCCATTGTTACCTCTACAGCACCAATTTTTTTAATTGTGTATGAAGGAATTCCGTCAACATACATGATGAAGCGATTTTTTACTTTAGGTTCAAATGCTGTGAAAAATATTTCGTTGGGACTTAAAATTGCCATTGTATTTTATTTTATTATAAATATTATGTTTTTAAAAAATCTTCCCTTCTTTTGGAAGGGAAGATGTATTTTTATTATGCTGGGAAAGTTACTCCAGTTGGTGTTACATTAAAATCTAAGTAAATGAATTCTGCTGTTTTAGTTGGTTGTAAATAAATTTGACCTACTAACTCATTTCTGTCAATTACATCAGGAGTGTTGTTTGAATCATCCATTATCACTTTATAAGCATACAATCCTTGTCTTTGTTGAACACTTGTTAAATATGGGTTTACTTGACTTAAAAATTGATTTCTTGTAGCAATTGAGTTTTGTTCAAACACTAAATTATTTGCTACTTGAGAAATGTATGATTTCAAAGCAATCAATAATCTTCTAACATTTACTCTGTCTAAAGCACTAGCTCTAGTTTGCAATGTTTTCTGACCATATACCACAATACCGGTTCCAGGAAATGTAGCAATTGGATTTACTTTTCCTGTGTATAAAGTGTCGCGTTGAGATTGGGCTAATCTTTGTTCTGCTCTAACTACTTGAGATAATCCACCTCTGTTAATACCTGCTGGTGCAAACCAAGGTTCAGATACTGAATCGTTGTAAGCGTAAACACCTGCGATTACTGTTGATGCTGGTACCCAAGCTAAGTTTCCAGTTCCTGGATCTACAATTTGACACCATGGCCAATATTCTGCTGCGTATGAAGTATTTCTTGTCGCTGCTGCAGATACAACTGTTGATACATCTGAATTGTATTTCACTGGATCTAATATGAAAATATTGTCTCCCCTGTTTTGAGTATTTGCTATAATTTCGGATATTTGTGAAGAATAAGAAGCATCCTCATATAAACCAGGAGTTAACAATACATTAAATTGATAATCATCTTTGTTTGATAAAAGATCAATCATGTTGTCATAATTTCCTCCTACTAAACCTTGTGTGTTAGAAGAATTAATATTTTGGTAAAAATTAGCTCCACCCATAATTTCTCCTGCTGCACCACCAAATGCTCCACTTGCGTTAAGAGGAATTGAACCAGTGTATTGATTTTTTGCAACTCCATTGTTGTCAAAATAATTAGGAGTAGTAAAATTCACTTGTTTTACGTAAATATAATTTGATCTATTAGCATATGAACCACTAATTTCCATTTGAACATTGGTTGAGTTGTAATTTTCAACTTGATCACCAATAACGCGTGAAATATAATTTCCTGATAATGGATCTAATGATAAACCAGTCCATGTTTCTAACACTGTAGGAGTAAGTGAAGTATCATCTCCTCTTCTAACCAATAAATCAAATGTTCCAGATCCTGAGTTTGCGTTCACAATTTGCCATCTTACATTATCTGATGAGCCACTTGGTAAAGCATTGTTAGTAGTTTCTGTGGAAGTACTATTCATAATAGCACCTTTTGAAAGAGTAGATAAAATAAATGGTGAAGGACCACCTGATGTTGGACCACCTGATCCTGTTGGAATTAATGAACTTGTAGCTACAGTATAATCAGCTGAACTACTTACTACTCTAGCTACCAATAACGATGTTCCACCATTAATAAAATAGTTGTATGCTGCAATTGATGTAAAGTAAGAGTAAGTTTGACTATCGTTAGTGCTTCCACTCACAAAAGTTGTGCCGAATAGAGTTGTAAATTGACTGTAAGTAGTAACTACAGTTGGAACTTCAACTGGACCTTTCACTGTTGGTCCGATAATTGCTGCTCCTACTGTAACCGGTCTTTTTGACACAAAAGAGGAGTCATTTTCTCTTGCTAGAACGCCAGGTGATATTAATGTTTCTGCCATTGTTGTTTATGTTTAATTTTATTATAAATATGGTGAAACTCTTTAAAATGTTAAACACTTACAAATTCTCCTTTTTCAAGGTTGATTGAACCGTCACCGTATTTTTTCTGTAGAGTTTCACCAGCTGTAATTTCTTCTTGACGTAACTTTTTCAATTCACTTACTAAATGTTCTTTTTGTAAATTGTACTCTTGAATTCTTAGTTCAATTATGCCAAATTGTTCAGTCAATTGAAAACGTTTTTCTTGAATTGCTTTTAATTGTACAACTTCTTCTTGTGTTAAAACTTGTGTTGTCATAGATTTTATTTTTTACTGTTAATATAATGAACCTGATCTCCACTGTCCACCTAAATAAGCCCAAATAACATAATTTCCTCCTCCATCATCTCCAAATATCATTTCTCCATCTACACCAGACCATGTTGGTGAAGTAGATGATGTTACAGGAAGTATAATTGAACCTGACATTCTTACTTTAAAAGCGTCTGAACGGTTGCTATCATCTATTCCGTTGCCTACAATTAATAGAGAAGTGTCATCATTGTGTGTGTTGTATGTGCCTCCTACGTGTTGATAAGAGCCACTAGCTATAGTATAGTATCCTTCTGCGTGTGAAGCGTCTCCTATTGCTTGAGTATAGTATCCTTCTGCGTGTGAAGCATACTCAACTGCTTGAGTAAATCCTCCTTCTGCGTGTGAAGCCTCTCCAATTGCTTGAGTAGAATCTCCTTCTGCGTGTGAATAGTCTCCTATTGCTTGAGTAGAATTTCCTTCAGCATGTGATGCTTCTCCCAATGCTACTGTTCGTGAACCTTCTGCATGCGAATCACCTCCTATTGCTAATGTTGAAAAACCTTCAGCGTGATTAGTAGCACTATCATCAGTATTTTGAATAAATGCTCCATATGGTGAAGTTGCAGATGTATCATCACTACCAGCCGGATCCACATCAAAATATATTGTTGTAAAGCTATCTACAGCGTCATAAGAAGCTGAAGCAACCCTCCCTACATGAAATTGCTTATTATCACTATGATAAAATGCTACATATAATCCAACTGGATTGTAACCACCACCATCTGTCCAATTATCTGCAACGTATAGTGTTTTTGTGCTTGCATAATAAGAATACCCACCGGATACGTAGGTAGCTGCGTAATTGCCACTGGTTGCTAATGTATTATATCCTTCAGTATGTGATCCTATACCTAAAGCAATTACACTATCTCCTTCTGCGTGTGAGCCCGATCCAATTGCTTGAGCATTTACTCCTTCTGTATGTGAATAAATTCCAATTGCTTGAGTACCTTCTCCTTCTGCGTGTGAATAGTCTCCTGTTGCTTGAGTAGAATATCCTTCTGCGTGTGAGTAACTTCCAATTGCTTGAGTAAGACGTCCTTCTGCGTGTGAAGCGTCTCCTATTGCTTGAGTCTGTTCTCCTTCTGCGTGTGAAGCTGATCCAATTGCTTGAGTAGCTGCTCCTTCTGCGTGTGAGCCAGATATAAATACATTATCATAACCGTAAGTAGTTAATACTTTATTTAATGATGTTCTGACTGATAAGCCAGAGTCTCCATCTTGTATTGGAGGAATTGTTGGGGTTAGTATTGCCATTTTATTTTATGTTGTTAATTATCCTTGAGCAAATAAACCATCTTTATAATCTTGTGTAAAATCTGTCCAAGTATCTGTTGTTGAGTTGTATGATGCAAAATATGTTACATCAGTGTATGCTTGAAATTGATAGTCTGTGTTGATAAAAATACCACTCATTACATACATTGTTCTACCTGCTAGTGAACTAGAAAATGAACTTGAATTGTTGTAAACATAATTCAATCCTGCTTCTCTTATTATATCTGTAGCAGCCATTACATTTTCACTAACTGAACCACTAAATGAAGCAGAATATGGATAAATTATGTCTGCTAATTTCCACAATTCATAATTTTCATTATCGTACGGAGCATTTGATTGTGATGGTGGAGCGGGATCAGTTGTAACTAATCCTACTGCTCCGTGAACTGCTCCACAGTTTGTAGATATAGCCGCTTGACCTTTACGAAATTGATATCCTGCAGATCCAGTAAAAGTAACTCCTATGTGTGGTGTACAAGATATAAATAAAGTGCCAGTGTCAGTAATATGTGAAGCATAAGCTCCAAATCCAACTGATCCTACAAATGGATATCCTGCTAATCCTCCTGCCATAAATGGTCCTAAAAATGAATTCATAGATGTAGGAAATTGACCTAAATTACCATTAACAGTGAAAGCATCTACGTCATCAGAACATATTCCTACAGCATATAACACATCATTTGATGGATAACCACTCTTTTGTTTAATATAATTTACTGTATATTCACCCCATACCTCTGTTAAAGAAGCACTTGGGTAAAGTCCTCTCACAGTTGTTGTGTACAATGATTGTGATGGATTTAATCCATTGTTATTTGTAAGTGTTAATTGACCTTGGTTTACTGATAAAATTACAGTTCCTACTGGTGATGAAGTAGGTATTGGTCCATTGTTTTGAAGTTCGATGTAAGTTGGCATTTTAGTTTTTGTTTATTATAAATATTAGTTGTTTTATTTTAATTAATCCCAGTATAAATCATTGTCAATTGTCCATGCATTATTCATCCAAATTGCTCTTGGAACGTCTTTTCTCCAATTACCAAATATAGTAGGATCTGAAAATGCTTGCCATCCTCCTGGTCCTGTTGATAGCTGCCCATAATATTCTGGTCTGCGAATACTGTCTATCCATATTTGTATTTTAGCTGCATTTCCTGCACCTAAGTTAACTCCGTTGCCTGTAACTATTAATTCTACTGATTGTCCTTCATATTGTCCTTCTGGTAAGTAGTAGTGTAAATAGTCTGTATTAGCATTCCATCCGGTTGTGTCTATTAAGTAAACAAACTGTTGATCATCTAAACTAGTTGCTACAGTTGAATAGTTTGAAAGTAAATTTGGAGATCCCGATATAAATCCAAGATAACTGTATCCTGTATTATTTAATTGAGAAAATCCATAAGCTTGATTTGCTTTGTCAAATGTTACTATTGTATTATTATTTAAAACAGTACCTGGACCTACTACAGAACCTGGTCCTGTTATTCCTTGATTAGCTATTAAACTTCCACTAACTATAATAGTTCCATTGTTAATTAATTGGCCTAATATAAGATATTGAGCATCTTCTTCTACAATGAAAGTACAATTTAATGGTATTAATAAGTCTCCATAATTGATAATATTTTCATAACTTTTAATAGTACTAATATTGTCTGTTTGGTTTTGTAAAAACGGTGTATATATAATATTTCCATTTACAACTAATGAACCAGTTATTGTTTGATCACCTACAAATGAATTTGATCCTGATAGTATTCCTAAACTGTCAATGTTACTTTGAATAACTTGTCTTACTTTTGACGCAGTGTTTTGCTTGTTTAAAGCATCAGTAATGTTGCTGTTTAAAAGTGCTGTAAGTTGAGCTTTTGTTTGTGCCATTTTTATTTTGTAAATACTATCATGTATAAATATTAGTCAAATGAGTTATCAAATGAATCATTGAAAGATCCATATGTTGCAGGATAAACACGTCCTGCTCCACCATCTCCCATTATTTGTTCTGTTACTGTAATTTTAATTACGTCAGGTATTTTCTTTAATGCCGTTAAATCTTTTTGTGGTACATCTGGAACTATGTATCCATTTAACTTTATGTTGAATGTACTGCTTACTGTTCTTTCCTCTTTGTCTGACAATTCTGTTTTAATAGCAAACGAATCAATCATCGCTCTAAACTGAAACTTTGAAGGATCACCCCAATATGAATCAGAAGCATACTCAATTGATTCTACAATTTTATTCAGTTGATCCATGTAGTAAGTGTTAACGGCACAACTGTAAGTTACAGTAATGTAGTCTGGAATTACAACTGCGTAATTTGTCTTTTGAGGTATTACATTGTTTAACACATTGAAGTTGTCGTATCCGTTTTGTGGACTGTACTTCTTTCTGTGAATTGAAATGTTGTTTGGATTGTTAGCGTCTAATTTATTTGCTATGCTTCTCACTTTGTCAATGCTGTCTCTTTTAATCATAATAAGAGGCATCATAATTCTCCCTTGAGAGTCTCTATAGTATCCGTCTTTTTGAAATGACTTCCACTTTTCAGGTGAACCATATATAATAGGCACTTCTAGTCTTTCTCCGTTTTGTATTACAAAAGGTTTAATTACATTTTGAAAGTAGTAAAATATAGACTCGTCTATGTCTTGAATGCCTATAGAAAAAGGTTTAACAGTGTCTCCTTTAAAGGAAACTTGTTCGCCTCTGTTTTTCCCATTTGCAAAGTTAGGATTTCCTACTTCTTGGTCAAAAGGAACTTGTTGAGAAACACTAATTTCTCTTTGTGTTTTAGGTATTGGTGTTCTTCCTTTAGTTGCCATTATATGTCTTTTCTATTTTTAGTTTCTTCAAAAAATTGATTAAGATATTTTAGTTGGATTGTACTAGTTTTAAAAAATTTTACTAAATCTTTAAAAATATTTTCATTACCACTTAAATCAAATAATTCTTTTGTATTTTTATTATAATTTATTTCTAAGTATTTAATATATTCTTCGTTTGGTAGTATAAATGAATCAAGATTTTTAAATGCTTCACTTCTTTTAGCTTTATTTATATTTAATTTAGCTAGATCTAATTCTTGTGTAAATTCTTTAC